ATTTAAGTGTTGAACAGCCTATTAAAAAATACTTATTACGATCTTGTTCGTTAATAACAGAGTTTATAACATATAATCTATTTTGAAAGCTGATTACCAACTTCTTATCAAAAACTTTAGATGTTGTATATCTTATTCTAAATGTTATATCTGTAGCAAATCCATCTGTTCCTGCTATATTTGTTCTTGATTCACTATCTCTTGCAATCTCAGCCCAACAAGTATAATAGTCAGCAAGAGTATTAACAAAACCACCTGCACTATCAGATACGCTAGTTTTACTTTTAAAAGTAATCCTATTCATTAATCTTCCTATCATTAGATAATTACGTTTATGCGTTTAAATGGCTTCATAAGCTCGTATGCGGTCATCAAATTAGCTGATGGCTTGGTTGCCTCAACTGAAGACTCTCTGTACTCATATAGGTCTGAAACCATCTTTAAAAGTGCTGTCTTCATTGTTTCAGGGGTTGTAGCATAACCACAAGTGTAAGTAAACCTAAACTCGTTATCGTAGATGCTAGTCAAGTATACCTTTTTCGTTGTTTCACCAAGCACCTGGTAACCGCCTACAGGTATTACTACCCAAGCTGTGCTATCCCAATACTCGACTACTGATATTGTGTTTGTAGGAACATAAGGTAGCTCTATAAAGCTATCTACATAAGCTACCACTCTTAATGTTCTAGGAGTCATAGCAACTCCTGCATATTGCTCAAGTCTTGTTTGAGCTGTATTGATTAAAGATGTAATCAAACTATCATCTTCGCTGTAATCTACTCTAAGGTAATTCTTAGCTTCCGCTAAAGTAACGACTGTGGCTGTAGGTGCTACTGTGGTCGTTATATCTCTTACTATTTGCATTATGCCATTGTTTTTACAAAAATAACTAAAATATAGCGGACATAAAAAAGGGGCAGCTTTTTAGGCTACCCCTTATATTTTAGATTAATCTAGGATTAAGCTACGTTACCGAAATCACCATATACAACCGCACTGTTGTAGTAGATAGGGAATGCAATACGAGCTTCAACTCTTACAGTAATCAAGTTCTTTTGGAAGTTGTCGCTATCCATTTCAGAGAACTGAACAGAGATACCTTGATTTTGCATGATTTGAGCACCCATAGCCCAGTCACCTACTAAGAACTTGTCAGCAGCGATAGCTGTAGATTGGAATACAGGGATACCAGCGATAGTTAAAGAACCATCAGTAGTAACAACTGTAGAACCTGGAAGGCTATAAGCAGCGTTAGTATTCTTAGTGTTCATGATGTTAGCCCAGTCAGTTGGGTTAATTAAGATACCATTTGCAGCATAGTTACTTGCAGAAACTTGCGCAATAGCTTGTACTAATTGCTCAACGTCAACTGTAGCAGCACCACTGAAAGCAGCAGCATTAATAGTTAAACCAGTTAAGTTAGGAGCAGTACCATTACCATTTAATAACTGAGCATCTTCAGCTAATAAATACTTCTCTAACAAACGAGCTTGTAAGAAAGAAGTCATAGCAGGAACATCATCCAACATTTGACGAGAGATTCTTACGAAACCAGCAATGTACTGAGCTGGAGCATCAGTCATTGTAATATCGAAATCGATTTGAGATTTAGCAGAACCTTGTACTTGTGGAGCTGCATCACCTTCACCACCTGTTTCCTTAGGGAAAGTGAATAAACCTGTAGAGATAGTTCCTACTGGTAATAAGCTTCTCAAATGCACCTTACGAGAAGGAAGAGCATATACTTGAGGAGCATATTGTCTTTGAATGTCGCCAGTTAAGTTAACTGCTTCTGTCATGTTACCTACTGCCTTAGTGTCTAATACAAAGCCAGAACGCTTTACTTCACCACGACCTAATTTTGCGATGCTGTCAGCATTCTTTTCGATTGCGTCAGCAAGAGTTGCATTGAACCCTTTTACTTGATTTTCGTTCATTGTCTTACGATTGTTTTTTGCCTCTAATTTGTCAGCAGCGTCTTTCACTACAGCAACTTGAGATTTTAATTCTTCTAATTCTGATTTTAAGCCATCTACCGCTACTGCGTTATCAGCTTTTAATGTTTCGATAGCACCGTTTACTTCGGTTTTAACGCCTTCGAAAGCACTTTTAATTTCTTCTACCATTAGTTGAAAATTTTAAATGATTGTAAATATTTGTTTATCTCGATTTCAACGGAAATCATCGGGTCTTCCTCTTCCTCCAATGCTTCATCTTCTGGCATTTCGACTTCGCCTTCAGATGATGGTTGCGGTTGTTCTTCAAGGTCGACTGACTCTTCATCTTCCATCTCAGCAAGATATTGTTGTAATTGCTTAAGTTTAAGTTCCAACAATTCAAATGTTTCATCAGTAAAGTGACCGTTTCTTAAAGACTTGATAGTTTTACCCATCTCATCTACAAGAACAGACTTTATTTGACTCTTCACTCCTACTGTTGGTGTATTTGCGTTTGCACCCCACAATACTGAACTACCCTCAAACAATTTAATTTCATTGATTTCGTTATAGCCTGACTTCGCTTGTGACTTGATAGTCTGAAAGCCGATGCTATGTTCTGTGATATGACCTTCTTTATACAACTCATAAGTATCGTTACCTAATGTTGTATTAGGCATCTTTACTCTAGCCTTTAAGCCAAATCCATCTTCCATCATCTCGAATGGTTTTGCGATTGGCTTCTCGGTTGAGTGGTTAAATAAATGCCAGATTCTATTCTTGGCATTAGGTCCGTTTTCTTTTAGGGTTTTAGTGAATGCACCTGGTACAATAACATCGCCATCGCTGTCGACATTACCAAACGCAGAATAGTAGACTGTGATAATTCTACCATTATCTTCCATGTCTACTGGAGCACCACTTACCGCTTTTTTGTTATAAAAGTTACTCATATTTTTTATTTAAGCTATATAAACTGTGCAGCATCTACAGTTGCAGTTATTTACTGCTAACCCTGCTGCATCATGTGCATATTGCATTTCTATTAGTCCATAGTCAGGAGTGTTTACTAGGAATGGTTGATTAACAGGGATTCTTACACCTTTGTTGTCAGGATTCGTTTGTCTATCTAAATCCCTGTGCCATAATCTTGGCTTACCACTCTTAGCTGGATATTCAGCAGCTATCCATTGTTTTAATACTGGAACACCTGCTAAATTCACCGCACCCATAGCACCTGTACTTAATGCCTGATGGCTTTCAGTCCTTGCTATAAGTAAACTCCTTGCGTTATTTATCTTCCCTTCTCTTAGAGTTTGTATTGCCAATGAATTAACTTCATTCTGTGACAATCCATTCTCACGACCATACTTTATAACATTCGCTAATATACGAGCTATTTCGTTTTCAGTAGTATTCTCTATGCCTTGCATCTTTAGTCCGCTAATGCCAACCCAATACGATAACATAAATACTAACCACTCATCCAAAATGTTTAAAGGGTCAAGGTCAATCTCTTCCGCTTTCTTATTCATTTCAAACATCTGCTGGTATCTCATGGCAGTATAACCACCAGTTGATTCATACAAAGTTCGTAAAATATTATTAATCTTATCGCCAGTAAAAAATCCTGCACGATTATTAGCCGCTTGTTCTACCCCTAATGCCTCAACCATTTGAGCAGCTTTATCAAAGTCAGCTTGTAAAGCCGCTTTTATTTTAGGCTGAAACTCTCTGATTGATTTCCTTGCAATCTTTTGTTGCAAAGCAAACTGCTGTGATGGATAAAGTATCTTAGGCATTATTTAGACGGATCGTACGCCCAATTTTTTAATGATATATCTCTTTTAGAAGGACAGCCTTCTGCTGCTGGTTCACCTTGTTCTGCTCCTCTCATTCTGCTAACAAAGCTTATAGTTCTGTTTGCATCTTCCGCATCCTTAGTAGTCCAATCTTCTTTCTTCTTAGACAATAGTCTTAGGTTTCTAGTGATAGGGCTTCTGTCAAGTGATGCTTTCTTTGAGCATTCTGTATTTGACCAGGCTTCTAGTTCTGAGTAGCTCATGTTAGTAATTGACTTGTACTTTGCGTACACTTCATCTACTTGCTCGTTCTTACTCAAAAAAAAACCTTCACTTTTTACAGGTGGCAAATTATAGTCGCTTTGTTGTTGAGCATCTCTAGGGTCTTGTAGCATAGTTAACTCATCTATAGGCAAGTAACCTGCTGGGATAAATATCTCATCCATTTCAGATCCTTCCATAGTATCATAACGCATAGCTGCTCTCTTCTCGTTTGGAGTAATCCACCAAGATTGAGAAAGGATAGCACTAAGCTCTTTCATGTCCTCTTGTAATTCAGGGAATACTGTCAAATCGAAATCAATATAGTAACCTTGACCAATCTCTGTTGCAAAGAATCTATTGAAAGCATCACGAAGAGCTACTAATTCAGGAAGGACTACTTGAGTCAACATTTCCTTTTTAGCTTCTTTCATGTTGTTGTAAGTCTTGTTATCAGGATCGTTGAATAACGCAGAGTTCACTCCGTAAACATTACAAAGTTCTCTAAGTGTAATCTTCTCTGATTCTAGTAACTGTAAATCCACAGGGCTTAATCCCATGTTAATCCAGTTAAGCTTTGCACCAGCAATCAAAATCTTACCAGCATTCTTTACAATACCAGCTTGGGTTTTTGTTCCGTATTGATTGTAAAAATCTTCTTTAAGCTTTCCTGCTGCCTCTGGTCCGAAATCATTTGATTCATCAGCAGACAAGATACCTTT